GTTTCAGGAGAGGGTGTAGGAGATGGATCAACAGATGGCTGTGGCGTTGGCTCTGATGTTTGGGTTTCTGTCGGGCTGGGTTGTGGGCTTGGTTCAGGGGTCGGCTCCGCAGAAGCGGAAGCTTCAGGAGTTGGAGTCGGGCTTGGCTCAGTCGCAGGAGTCGTTGAAGGAGTTGGCACAGGACTTGGACTCTGTTCGGGAGTCGGAGCAGGACTTGGTGAAGGAGTTGGCTCTGGCGTTGGCTCGGGAGAAGGAGTTGAAGTCGCAGTTGGAGTCTCTGTTGGACTCGGAGATGGAACTGGTTCCGGAGTCGGAGACGGAGTTGGTTGGGGAGCAGGAGTTGGATCAGGCATAACTCCGTTGTAATAACGAAGTGGCCCATCAGCTACTGATGTTGATACAAAGATTGTAAACTGATTACCTGCGTGTCCACCTTCACAGAACAACCTAGCAATATCACCCTTACCATTGAAGTAAGAGTTGCTGTTATCCCATTGAACATTAAATGTTTGTTGTGTTCCATCTGACTTTGCACAAGTAATTGTTGCTGGCCCTGTGCTTACTGCGTGTGATGCTGGTATAAACCAGAGTGATGTTCCTGTTACTAAGAAGAATACTGCTAAGAGGTTTCGTACTCTTTTCTTATCCATACTTGGGAACCGCTTCCTAATAAAGTTATGTGATCCTTCATCAAGGTGAGGAATAGATCGATGGCCGCTTGTGGTCTAAGGTTGATAGGGAGTTGTAACTCCCATAGATAATCATCGAATGCCATGATGCCGCCGGGCTTTAATGCTCTCCAAGCTAGGCTGGCATCTCTAAATACAGCCTCTGCTGTATGGTCTCCATCGATGTATATGAAGTCGTAATAATCTTTATCGTCAGTAGTAGCAAGGAATTCAATGCTATTCATCTTGCACTTGGCTACATTGTCGTAGCCTTCTAACTTATTGTCGTAAGTTCTTTCAACATCAGAGAAATCCATCTCATGATGAACCTTCTCATCAGATCCCTGCCATGTATCTACATCGACAAGTACAGAACCTTCGCCAGTAAGTATGTTCTCTAATAGCCACACACTTGCATCACCGGTGAACACGCCTATCTGTAAAAAAGCTAGGTTTTCTTTACCCTTGAATTCCTGTAGATGCCGGATGAAATAATCCTTGGCATAAATGTTAAACCAGTTAGGGTAGTTACTTCCGCTTTGCTGTGATGAGGTCATAGATCAAGTCTACCTTTACTTGTAGGGCATTGACCTGATCCTTGAGGCTTGAGCCGCCATTGGGTTTAAGCTCAGCTAGGTAGTGCATAACTAACCACCGTACTGCCCCAACAAATCCTGCCGTTACTGTCATAACAGCAACAATCAATCCTGCCCAATCAACTGCTGACATTAAACTACCGTTCTCATAGTAATGGTAATGATTCCACCAAAGTTCTCATAGGTACGAGAAGGTGGTGTCATTCTGGTAAAGGCAATCTCTTCGATAACAGCATCAAAGTTCTCACCGGATGTAAAGTCCTGCACAAGCACGGTTGCACCCAAAGACTCAATAGTTTCAAGTGCAGATAGTCGTAGCTTGGCCCCACCTAATGTGCCTAGTCGGACATCTCTACGATCTGTTTCAAAGTCGTAACACATCAATGGGAGTTGAATAAGTCTTGATCGAGTAGGGCTAGGAATAGCCTTGATTGCATAACCCTTAAGTTTTGCACCCTTGGTTGCATCTGATGTATTGCGATACAAGGTAAAGGCTAACTGGCCATTGACCTGAGTAGTTGGGTACGCAGCAGACAAGTCAAAGTCTGTGTTGTATGCGTTGTTAGTTGTAAGAGTTGTGATCTGAGTACGGCCTTCAATGGCATCGGCATAGACTTCGATGTTTCCTTGAAGGGTATCTGTTTCTACACGAACACGCTTCCATGCTTTCTTCTCGAGAGTTCCCCAGTTAACTGTTGCAGTTGTCAGGGTTCCTTCTTCGACAAGATCTGTAGCGTGTTGTAGCCATGTGCCGCTACCGTACACAGAGAAGAATAATTGGGCAGATGTTGGGAAGAATCCCATTGCATCTACTGCTCCGGTAGTACCGGATGCCACAATATCTGTGGAGTATGGGTATGAACCATCATCGAGTAACTGACCTAGATAGATGCGATAGATACCTGATGCACCACCGATGCCAGCCTTAACACCTGCATAGATGTAAGAGTCTCGAGCCGCAAAGGCGAGAACTGGGTTGGTTGTGTTAAAGATCAATGGGCCATAGACGATGGTGGCATCGTCAGCGATAGCAGCTACACGAACACCACGAGATGTACCAATAGCAAGGTAGGTGCCAAGGTATCCAAATAGAGATCGAACAGTCTCTCCTCGAGGGATGTCTGCTACAGATACAGCAGCTCCTAATGCACCACTTGAGTCTGGCTGAATTCTAAAAATTGCAGACTTATCACCAGCGTAACCTGCTACATAGATTGCACCACGACCTTCTGCAATGCTAGACCAGATCCAACCAATAGGTACTGTGGTTGTGTTAGCAACAGCACTTACTGTTGAAAGGTTTGTAGTGGTTCCATGAGATGAGAACAAGAGTTCGTACACAGCAGCAATAGGTGAAGTACCTGTTACATAACTGATACCAAGCATGAAACGATTCTTTACATACTTGATAGTGGCAGATGTAGCGTTGGCTGTATTGATTGAGTAGTGATTGTGAAGGGTAGGGCTTGCTGCCGTTAGGTCATAGTCGTAGATGTTGGTTGCTGTGACAAGCACCAAAGATGTACCGTCAGTCTCGGCTGCAAGGATTTCAGCAGATAAAGCAGATCCAAGTACAAGAGTAGTAGCTGTGCCACCTGCTGTAACTTTGGCTACTCGAACTGCTGATCCTGAAGCTGCTGCACAATCAATGTGTAGTACATAATCTGTACCACTAATAGTTGCAGGTAGTGAGATTACTTTGTTGGATGAGTTAGTTGCTGGTGGGTACAACTTGGTTGTCTTCTTGAGAAGAGAGATCTCACCGGGAGTCCAAGGATCGATGCCGGTGCCTGTGTAGTAGCGGAAGCGTAGTTGTTCTGCGTTACCTTCTAATGCTTCCTGATAACGGATACCTTCACCAAGATGGAATGATGTTTGAGATCGAACCCATAGACCAGAGTCAAGAGTCTGCTCACCTGGCTCACGAGCTTGGTCAACACGCTCATACTTCCATCGTGCAGTAGATCTACGGTACGGAGTTGTGTCATTGACATTCAGCAAGAATGGCAAGCCAGCAATAGCCACATCAAAAGCATAAGTGTTTGGATCGTAGTATTGAGAGCTTCGACCTGTTAGGTCGAGGATAACTGTCTCGGTAATGTCTGGGGATTTAGACTGCTTTAATACCACGCCGACTCCTTGGGATAGAAATAAAAGTTATTAAATATGTTCAATCCATGACTGATTGTTTTCATCCCAGTCATAACGATTGCCATCTGTAGGGTAAGCAACTGGTGCTTGCCAGTCTCCATTAGAATCTAGAGTCCAAGACTTGTGTGGTTTTGGTGGTATAAACATATCTAACTCTGAATTGTATGAATAACCAATACCGCAATATCTTTTACGAATTGATCCGTTATATGATGTTTGTTTCCAGTTTGAATGTCCAAATAGATTAGTCAGGAAATCAATTCCTGCTTGCTCTGATTCAACACCATCTACTGTAATCACATCGTTGTTAACAACATGAACTTCTGTGACAATGTTGTTATCATCTAGTTTTGCAAAATGTGCCATGATTACCCCTTAGTAAGTTATTGAACCTGAACCATTAAATGTATATATATACCAAGATCCAGATGTCGTTGCAGTTGGTGAACCTGTAGTAGATGAAGCAGCTTGTGTTGCACGAATTATGACTACTCCACTTCCTCCGTTACCAGATACTGTAGATGAGGAAGCATACTCAGTACCTCCGCCACCGCCACCTGTGTTAGCTGTGCCATCTCCTCCGGCAGTAGTTCCACTTCTTGCACCACCAGCTCCGCCACCGCCGGAACCTCCGGGTGCTGAAGTTGATCCACCACCTTCTTGACCACCTCCACCACCACCAGCTCTTGTTACTGAAGAACCTGTAATGCTGCTTGCTAAACCATTTCCACCTGAACCGCCAATGCTTGCAGTAGCGTTTCCTCCAGCAGCTCCTGCTCCACCGCCGCCGCCACCAACGGCATTGCCGTAACCATCTCCGCCACCATAACCTTGAGCAGTTAAACCTGCACCTTTATTACTAATTCCATTTGCATTAGATCTATGCATACCACCACCAGAACCACCACGACCAGCGTTCCAGTAATACCTTGCACCTTTTCCACCACCAACAGAAACAATAGGAGTAATACCTGCTCCTGCTATATAAGATTGAGTTCCATCTGTATTGTCAATAACACCACCATTTGGTGATGTACCTCCACCACCTGCACCTACTGAAACTGTGTATGTAGTTCCTGCTGTTAGATACAAAGCTTCTTCAGCATTAGATCCTCTACCAGAGGTTTCACCTGTAACATTACAACGATAGCCGCCAGCTCCACCGCCTCCGCCGTTATCGTATGCACCTCCACCTCCACCAGCAATAACTAAGTATTGAACAGATATGCCAGTTGGTGTAGGTGCTGATGAAGAGATTCCTTTGAATACAGAAGCTTTTAATCCATTTTTAATGGATGAGCCTGAAAATAATTTGCTTGCCATTAGTAAGTGATACTCCCATCGGCATTAAATGTGTAGATATAATAAGAACCTGAAGTAGTTGCAGTAGGTGATCCTGTTGTTGATGCAGCAGCAATAGTTGATCGAACAATTACAACACCGCTTCCACCGTTGCCACCTGCAACATTTCCGCTAGTTGCACTTTGTCCACCGACTCCACCACCACCGCCGCCTGTGTTAGCACTTCCATTTCCACCAGTAGTGTCTTTGGTTCCACCTCCGCCACCACCAGAACCACCTGCACCGCCTGATCCTGTGTTGTAAGCACCGCCTCCACCACCACCACCACGAGTTACAGATGAACCTGTAATTGATGATGAAACACCAGCACCGCCGACTCCACCGCCTGAAACTGAAGTTCCTGCGGCTCCAGCTCCACCGCCTCCACCAGAATATCCACCGCCAGTAGCAGTTGCACCTGCATAACCTTGTCCATAAACAGCAACAGCACCAGCTCCATTAGAGCCACCGCCACCACCACCAGAACCACCAAGGCGACCTGCTGAACCATCACCTGCACCACTTCCACCACCACTTGAAACAATGGCAGTAATACCAGTTCCAGTTATTGATGATGGTGAGCCATCATTCCCCCATCGATCTGGGCCTAAAGTTGGAGCATATCCAGCTCCACCTGCACCAACAACAATGGTATAAGTTGTTCCTGTTGTTATATAAATAGATTGTTCTGCTGACAATCCACCACCAGAGTTTTCTCCAGAAACATTACAACGGTAACCTCCAGCACCACCACCTCCGGCACCTTCCCAGTTTCCATTTCTTTTGCCAACTCCACCACCACCACCTGCAATAACTAAATACTCAAGTGTTGGTGCAGAAGGGTCAACTCCAACCATAGTTGGATATTTTCTAATACCACTACCAAGTTGAGATTTACTAAATTTAGAAATTGCCATGGTGGATAATGCCCTTCAGTTAATTAAGCGGCTAATTCAGAACCAAATGCTGTGAATGTAAGATCAGCAGCGGATGCATAGGTAACGATCACATTACCTGCTGCAAGTGTAATTCCAAGTGTAAGTGCTACTGAGTCATTAGCTGCGACTGTTACATCGTATGCAAGGTAATGATCTGTAGCAAGAGTTGTTCCTGATGTTGGCTTTACAGCCAAACGATATGTTCGTGCAGATGATGCACGATTGCAAACAACAATAGTTGATACTACTGCTGCTGAAGATGAAGGTGTTGCGTAAAGTTCTTCCGCAGTTGTTGCAGCGGCTGCCTTACGACCCAGTACTTTGTATGCCATGTTTTATGCTCCCATGAGTAGAAACGGATCTAAGCCACCTGCGGTGACTTCTGATGCTTTGGCTAATGGTATTCCACCAGCCGTTGAACCATCGTGAACCACAATGGTTTTCTTGTCGGTATCGATTGTTATCTCACCGTTCAAGCCTGTAAATGTAGAGTGCTGTGCTGTTGTACCTCTACGGTGTTGAACTGCAAATGAACTAGGCATCTTATGCTCCCATCATCATGAATATATCTGTCAATGGGTCGGTAGTGATGGTTGCCCATGATGCTGTCGATCCATTAGTTGTTAAATACTTTCCAGAGTTACCAGTCTGGGATGGAAGGCTTACTGGAGCTGCTGCCCAAGTAATGCCATTAGTTGCAGTAGATGATGCAGTAAGAAGATAACCATCTGTACCTACCGCTAAACGAGTTACTGTGTCTGCTGCTGATGCAACAATTAGATCACCTTTTGCATCTGCAATGGTTGCAAGAATTGCAGAACCAAGCAACGCTGCTGAGTTAGCAGCGGATGTAGCAGATGTTGCTGCACTAGATGCTGAAGTGCTTGCACTAGATGCAGATGTTGCTGCCGCTGTTGCCGAGTTGGCAGCAGATGTAGCAGAAGTAGAAGCTGAACTTGCAGAAGTTGCTGCACTTGTAGCAGAAGTTGCTGCTGATGCAGCGATAGTTGCAATGTTGATGTAGGTAGTCGATGTAGTATCGGCATCTGTAATAGATCCCATATCACGGACAATGCCAGCACCAGTCAAACCAATTACTGATGAGTAACTAGATGCGGCAGAGGTAGCAGATGTAGCCGCAGATGAAGCACTTGTTGCTGCTGATGAAGCAGAGGTAGCAGCCGATGAAGCTGATGTCGAAGCACTAGATGCTGATGTAGATGCGGCAGATGCTGAGTTAGCAGCAGATGTTGCTGAGGCAGCAGCCGATGTAGTCGATCCGTAAAGAGTATCGATGTATGACTTATTGGTTGCATCAGTAGATGATGTAGGTGTAGCAAGATCTGTAATCTTGTTATTACCCATCGACAATGCACCAGTCATTGAGTCGCCAGCCTTTGCTACCTTTGTAGCAATAGAGTTGGTTACTGTGGTTGAGAAGTTAGCATCATCGTTGATGGCAGCAGCTAGTTCATTGAGGGTATCCAAAGCACCCGGTGCTGCATCGACAAGGTTTGAAACTTGAGTATCTACATAAGCCTTGGTAGCAGCATCTGTATTAGATGATGGAGTTGCAAGACCAGTTACCTTGTAACCACCAGCAGCAAGATCGGAACCCAAGGTTCCGCTTGTGATTGTCTTTGATGTAAGGGTAGATGCTACCCCATCAAGAGTTACTGTACCGGTTGCGTTAGGCAGAGTGATTGTTCGATCTGCTGTTGGATCTGTGACTGTAAGGGTAGTCTCATAAGCATCGGCAGTTGCACCTTCAAAGATGATTCCTGAACCATCGATGATTGGAGATGTAAGAGTCTTGCCAGTAAGTGTTTGAGTATCAGATGTGCCTACGACATCGCCGGTTACACCGTGAACACCTGCTGTGGTTGGTGTCGCTACTGATCCAATGTGAGCAGAGAACTCATTGAAGTCCTGACCAGAAACAACATGGCGAACCGTAGCTCCTGCGGAGTGAGCCACATTGGAAGTCGAGTCTGCACCACGAGTTACATTGAGTGTGGTTCCACCACCGGATGAGGTAACGCTGATTAACTCTTCCTTGTTGGTATCTGGATCGATAACCAAGGTGTAAGGGTAGTTGCTTGGAAAACCAGTAACCAAGTCAAGTGTGATTGATTGGACAACACTATCGATTGCAGTTGATAGCGATGCCTGTTTTGCTGTTGAGGCGTAGTATCTCTTTTGGGCCATTGGTTACCTCGTATAGTGGAGTCGTGGTGGATAAAGATCTCGTAGTCCAGCAGCTTCTTGTTGTAGTCGTTGCTGGTATAAACCAAGATAGAAACGAGCAGTAGATGTTGCAGAGCCAAGAGGCTTTGACTGATCCATCATGTCTGCTTCTACTGATTGTGCAGGTACTCGTGCAGCATCTAGGCCAACCATAAGTCGAGCAATAGCTCCATAGGTAATCACATCGATAGTCGATGATGGAAGACCAGTCACAGTCTCATAGATGTCTGTGCCAGAGGTCAGTACTGATGGAGCCTTGGCGTAGATAACCTGAACAGTTCTGCCCGGATCAATAGTGTCAAAGATGTTGATTGACTTGCCGTTGGCAAAGTTAGAAGTATTGGCTGTCTTGTCTGTGTCATATCGCTTGACATTGAGCCATTCCTTGGTTGAGCCAATAGTCTGCCACTTCACATTAAGTACATAGTCGGCAGCAGCCGGTAGTGAGTAGGTAGTCACGGCTGAGTTAAAACTAAAGGTGTGGGTGCCTACTCCAAAGAGTTCTGGATAGACAGCCTGAATTGTGTCGTTAATGGCTTGTTTGACCATGAATCGTGGGTACTGAGGTGCAATCACAACCTTGGTCTCATTGGCCGCTGTAGAGGCTGTGGTGCCTCTAAAACCCCTACCCCAAGGGGCAAGGTAGACCTGCTTGGTTAGGTTGTCTGTACGATCTACATACATAAGCTCATCGCCAACCTCGATAAGACCACGACCCATCTGGGCAGTCTCATTGACTACAAAGGATGTGGCTGTTGTGCTGGCGATACCGCCAGATTGGTTGATCCAAGTAGCAGTCTCCTGCTGTGAGCCATAGCTCTGGATCTGTCCGAGGACTCGTTCTACAAGTCCGTTAAAAGTTGTTGTCATGAACTCACCGCTCTCAAGGCCGCTGCTGGAGCCTTATCTGTAGTTCCGCCTAGTTGGTTGCAGACACCACGAAGGTCTTTGTAATTAGGTCGGGTGTTACCAGCTTTGACATTTAAGGCACCAACTAGATCTAGTCCTGTAGTTCCAGCCCAAGTGTTAGCAGCTTTCGCCATGCCTACATATGACTGGATACTTGGGTAGGTGCCACCATTAGCAAGGCGATTAAGTTCCGCCTTAAGTGTACTTCCGTTAGTGCCTGTTGCCATTACTTACCCTTCTTCTTTCTTGCCGCTGCTGCATTGTCTACAAGGTTTGGATAAGGTCTTCCGGCTTTCTTAGCCATAGCCTTAGCCTTTGTCTTCTGAGCAGGTGTAAGTGGTGTTGACTTCTTCTTAGGGTTCTTTGTATCCCAGAATGCTTTCTTCTTCACCACTTCACCTTATCTGCCCAATATGCTGCTGACATTTTTCCTTTAGCAATGTTCTTAGCATGACGAGCTTTGAATGATGCCTGTCGTGCTGTTGGCTTCTTATCGCCAGTTACACCCTGTTGCCCAAAGCGAATTGTCTTCACCTTGTCTCCAACCTTTGCAACTACAACATGAGACTTCGTTGGGTGTGATGGAGTTTTCTTTGGCTTGTTAAAGCCAGAGACACCTGCTGCCTTTAGGCGAGGGTCTGCTTTACTTTTTCTTTCCGCCACTCTTCTTGCCCTTCTTGGACATTCCTGCCTCTGACATCGCAATAGCGACTGCTTGCTTGCGGCTCTTAACTACAGGGCCTTTCTTACCGGAGTGAAGGGTTCCTGTTTTGAACTCCTTCATAACCTTCTTAACTTTTGCTTGCTTCTGCATTACTTCTTCTTGCCCATTTTCTTAGGCATGGCCTTCTTCTTTGGGCCATACTCCATCATCTTTTCCTTCTTGCCTTCCATCTTTTCGTGCTTCTTCTTCATGGCGGCTGACTTGTACTTCTCACCTTTAACTGACATTTGCTTCTCCCTCTGAGTTATGACCTTGACTTTTCCACCGCTGTTTATATCAAACGAGATGGAAATCTCTATTGCCTTACGAGCTTCATTAGCTGCTGTTCTGGTATTCGTTGGAGATAGTGTTGCTCTGGCCAACGAACCGAGTGCATAGGATCCACCGGATCCAATCCCATAGATTCCACGATCATCTCTTACCCAAGAGAAATCATTGTCAATCTGGTAAATCTTTCCTTTGATACAAAGTAGGGCATCAAATCCAGCCCCATCCTTTGGATCATTATCAGCAGTCTTAGGTGCTGGGTCGTATCCATAATCGGCATACGCTTGTTTTAATGATGGCAATATGTCTGTCATCATAAACTTATCGAGGTTCACACCTCGAGGAATCTTAGGAGCGTTCCAACTATGTAACGCTATGTCACCGGCGATTGCATCGCCAGCAAAGGCGAAGACATACTCACCTTTCTCAACTACCTTGTCCATACCGGTAGCAACGAACTTCTGATCCCCACCGACTATCAGAGATTCGGCTGCTACTAAAGCCCAGCCTTTACCTTGAATCCCGATGATGGTTGTCATGTCAGTCCTTAAATGAGTTAGTGCTTGAGTCGAACGCCTTACCGGCTATATTGCTCAACTCAACTGCACCACGAATATCCTTCATGTTTGTAGTCGCTGGCTCGATACCTTGATCGATTGCTGACTTGTATGCATTTAGTTCTGCATCCCATTTTTTCTGAGACATTAAACGAGAACTGTTGGCATCGCCTGTATTTACTTGTAGACCTGACTGACGGAGACATTCTCCCCAGTTCTTATGATCCTGTGTTGGGCAACCTGTTCTGCATCCCATTAAACTATCTCCACCAAAAATCCATTATGGGCTATATTCGAATCGGAGTCGGCTTGAGCCTGAGTCCTGATTGGAAATCCTTGAGCTACAAGAATATCTTTCGTGGCTTCATTCACGATGTGACCTCGCCCACCGAGGAACACATAATCATATTCGTTAAGTTCATCTTCGGTTACTGCTCGAGATAGAGACAGAACACCATCATTGATAAGCACAGCAACCCCTCGCTGGGATACGACTCTACGCCACCACTTGTCTGCTAATGGATAACCTTCCATTACCTGCGGTGGGTAAAATGTATAACTTGCCATGATTCTCCTTTTGATAGAGAGGGGGGCAGGTTGCCCCACCCCCCTCAACTAAAGCTCTCTTAGAGAGCAGATCCGCCTGTTTCCAAACGAACAACTGCTGCATCACGGAAGATGCCCCAGCCGCCGAAGTACTTCCAGCCGAGTGCTGACTTACGGCGAAGGATGTCAATCTGAGGTGCTACGACTGTTTGTACATCGTAGACATTAGCCTCAAGAAGAGCTTCCTTACCTACTGCAACTGCCTTGTAAACAGTTGCTGAAGATGCACCGTCTGCACCTGAAGGTACACGAGATGTCTGAACAACTTGGAAGCCTTCAAGAACACCGATGGTGCCTGTCAATAGGTTTCCAACATTTTCAGTTGTGTACTTGTGGATGTCCACAAATCCGCCTGAGCCAGTCTCGGCACGAAGGTCGAAAGCTTGGCGTGGGTGGATGAACAATGTGTAAAGGTCACCAACACGAGGCTGAGCGTTTGACTCAAGAAGTGTTGTCTGTGCCTTGCGAAGCATTGTTGTTGAAAGAACATCTGTAGCTGTAAGAGTAGCTGTTGATGTACGGCTTCCACCGTACTTAACTACTGTTCCAGATGTAAGTGCTGTAGCAACAAGCTGATCCAATGTATCAGCAGCGTTGTAAGCGATTGCATCACCGATCATGGTGTCGATAGATGAGAAGGAAGCTAGGTTTACCTTCTCTGTCTGCTCGACAGCATTACCGTATTCAGTAACAGTAACTGTTACCTGTGATGGGTTTGCCAATGCAACTGGTGTTACATCGGATGTTTCAGTTAATGCTGTGGTGGCTGCTGCCAAGTTAGCGTAAACCGCAAACTTGAGAGTAGTTCCCGGGTTGGTAAGTGCAACTGGTCGAACATCAGCAACTGAACGCATGACAGGAAGTGAGCGGAGTGCAGCTCTTACATATGTGTCATATGCATTGACTACTAAGTTGCCAACACCAGAGATTTGAGTGGTTGCCATTTATGGCTACCGCCTTTCTGAGTTAGTACCCAGCCTTACCTAGTTCTGAAAATAATTGCTTGAGTGCTTCTGGCCCCTTTGCAGCGGCTTCAGCCATCTGGGCGTTAATCATCTGTTCACGATCAGCACTAATGCCGCTGTCAATAGTTGATTGAGCCTTTTGGTAATTATCTACGAAACCTTCTGGTATCGCTGAGTTTGGTTGGTTTGGTTGTGACACACCGAATACATCACCGTATTCAGTAAGCCATGACGACAACGATTCCTCCGTGAGGTCGATGTCCTGTGGAATGAAGGCCGAAATCTTCGGATTCACTCCTCGAGCTGTGAGGACTTCAGAGATAGTTCTCTCTCTTTTTTCTTTACGCAAATTTGCCAGCTCCTCCTGAATTTCTTTCAGTTGCTTTTCTTTTGCCTTATTGGCCTTGCGTAGTTGACCGAGAACATCATTCGAATCGAATTCGAATTCATCCTCATCTAGTTCGAAATTGGACATTTGTCCTACTCCCTTTTCATGTTAGTCGCTGGCCACAATGCAGTCGGGGAAATGCATTGGCTCCAACTTCCGGGTTTATACTCATCTCAGGTTCCGGCATTTCTAGAGATGGAGTGGGTGTCCGGGTCTCGAACCCGGATGATTGCCAATCACCCTGTTAACTAAATTGCTTTAGTCTTCAATGCTGTTCTACCGATACCGCTAGTTCCACCGAACGCTGCTTGACCGGTTGCCTTGATACGAGCTGCTTGAGCCTGTGCTTGGACATCTCCACCGAATTCGGCAGCGATTGCTTCCTTGGCTCCGAAGTTCTCACCGTAGATAGCAGCAAGGTTTCCAGTTGTCTGGAGTTCACGCTGTACCTGTGAATACTTCTGGCGTTGTGTTCCATAACCAAGAGATCCTGCACCGTAGGCCTGAGCCATCTGTGCTTCTTCTGCTGTAAGTCCTTCGATAAGAGCTGCTGCTGTATTCATGTTCTTGCCAGCAATGTTCTCAAGGATTGACTGACCCTTTGCTGGATCAATCATGTATGCAGCAATGGCCTCATCACCGATACCGTATAGATCCTTAAGTTGCTTACGAACATTGGAATCTGTACCTGTCTGAACAAAGTCACGGTATGCCTGAATAACATTTGCTACATCGACATTTGTTAGATTGTTCTTTAGGAACATCTGGAAGTCTTGTGTCTGATCGTAGAAACCTGCTGGCATATTGTATGAAGTCAATACCTTCTGGTATTCATCTTCCATGCCAACGATTGTCTTCTCATCTAGTGCCTTATAGCCAGCCTTGAGACGAGCCTCATTAACGCTACCGAATCGATCATAGTAAGACTTGGTGTTAATCAACTGAAGGTAGAAACCTTCTGAGGTTGTAGGAATCTCATCGAATGCCTTACCAAAGCGATCTACGCCTTTGCCAGCAAAGATTGCTGCAATGTCGTCACCGACCTCCTTGATACCCATTGCTGTAAACTTCTCACGAATGATGTCGAATGCTGACTTACGCTGGGCTGCAACCTGCTCTGCCTTTGCAGTCTCCAATGCTTTCTGTTGTGCAGCAAGCATCTTCTGGAATTCTGCATTCTGTGCAGCAATAGCCTTCTGAATAGCTGCATTAACATCTTCTGCTGACATACCTGCTGGTTGCTCAGGGGCAGGGATTGTGTCCTTAGTTCCATCGTCATACTCAGTAATCTGAACACGAGCTGCACCAGATCCTGAGAAGTATTGACGAACAATCTTCTTACCAGTTGCAGTCTTTGTGCCAATTATTTCAGTAGTTCCATCATCGTATGTAACGGTAAATGTTCCATCACCGTTATCTTTACGAGATACTTCTTTCTTTCCACCGGCAGGTGGATTCTCCGTAATTCCTGTTGTATCACTAGATGCTACACCGGTGTTACTCATACCAAGAATCTTCTTGTCAGCATCTGATAATGTTTGACCAGATGTAAGTCTTTGAAGTGCTTGTGATGCTTCACTTATTGGACTGCTTGCTGTTCCTACATTTGTACCTGCACCTGCGGCTGGGCCTGATGTTGCGGCAGCATAAGGGTTGGTTGCTGTCTGTGGAGCAGTAATGTTTACTTTAGTTCCACTAAAGAGAACTGTTTGTCCTGCTGCTGCTCGAGCTGCAAGTGTTGGGTTATCGGCAAGGATCTGGGCAACAGTAGTGCCATTGGCCTTTGCAATACCGGAAAGGGTATCTCCGGACTTAGCCGTTACTTTTTCTGCCATTATGGAATCACTCCGAATCTTGAACCGACATCTACGAGAATGCTGTCAGCCTTAGCTCTTGCGTTGGCTGTGTATTGCCAACGGCTGTCCTTGTATAGGTCTTGCTCGAACTGCCACAATGGAGTAACAGTCGATGTTGTCTTATCTCCTACAGTTGTAGTTGCACCAATCATCGCCTTACGGACTGTTGGATCCTCAAGATCCAATGAGCCTTCTGGGATTTCTAGGATACGAGAGATTGCCCCAATGTATGGGCTTGCGATTGATAGTGGAGACTCTCCGTTGAGGATACGATCACGGAATGCTGGGAACAACTTAACCGCTTCTTGGCGAAGGTTCTCATCAATCTGTTCGTTAGATGTATCTCCAAGGAAAACATTCTTAGCAAGTGCATCTGCTGCCTCAGCAGTAAGTTTCAATCCAAACTGACGGTACTTAGTAGTAACCATAATCTTGTTTGAGTTGATCTGTTGCTGGACTTTAGGCTGAGATAGGTACTGGTCTGTACGGCGAAGCTTCTTCTCAAAGTCGCTGATGTTAGATGAACTGATAAGAAGTGTCTGGAATTGCTTATCATCTACCTTGAATGCAGATGCAGCAATCTCAAGGTTCTTACGGTAGATGTCGATGTAATCTGCCGCTGCCTGAGCAAAAGTATTTCCTGCACGGATTGAGTTAGCAATATCTGGCTTAACTGTATCCAACTGGAACTGAGCAATAGTCTTAAGACCAATGTCGTACTTGATCTCATCCATGCTCTTGACTTTGGCAAGGTACTGATCTCGGTACTGATCTTTAGTTGCTTGATCGAGCTTTACGCCGTTAGCAAGTTCGGCTGCACCGATGAGAGCAAATGCTCTTTGATTTACATCCTTAGCCCAAGCGGTACCTGAAAGATAAGCCTCGACATTTGCAGCAGACTCACCTGTACGAGCCATGCTAACAAGCTTCTTATAGATGTCTGGGTAGTTGTCCTTAAAGTAATCGATAAGGTACTTGCTACCGTATTCACCAAGCTTTGCTTGTTGATCTGCTGTCAATGCATTTGCATCTACTATAATTCCGTTTTGGTAATTCTTACCATTGGCAGATCCTGTGAATGGCTTACCGTTTTTTAGGTATGGCTTCTCAGCAGTTCCTGTTCCGGTGTATTTATCTCCACCGCCACCAGTTCCACCTGTGTTGCCACCCTTGTTACCTCCGGTGTTTCCACCAGTATTGCCTCCAGTATTACCACCAGTTGCACCTGCTTCTTGTGCAGCAGTTCCCTGTGAACCTACCTTGCCAGTTGCTTGGTTAGGGTTTGGGTAGTTAGGAAGATTGTCTTTGATGTTTGGGATGCCATCGCCATCTGAGTCTTCTGTGTCAGACCCAACGGTTGCACCACTCTTAGTGGTGAGCTTGCCTTGTGCATCTACTTGATACTTTCCAGCAGCAAGGTCTTTGGCTTCTTGATAAGCCTTTGTCTGTGCATCTACTGTTGATTGATAACGCTTGGCGTAATACTGCAAGTCACGAAGATCGGCAGTAGATAATTCTTGTGTCTCCTGTTTGCGGAGAAGTTGCTTGATAACAAATAGATCGTTATCGATTGATCCTTGAAGACCTTCAGCATACTTAATACGATTTTGTGCAGTTGTCTTTACTCGAAGTTCTGCATCGTTCTTAGCCTTGATCTCATTGGCTTTACGCTTTGCATCTTCACGAGCCGCCTTAGCAGCATTAGCATTGGCTACGGCATCGGCTACGAGTTTGCCAATATCTGGATTCTTGTTCTCTGCCATTATCGGACACCTGCAATTCTGGCTATGACATCACCGTATGAGTTAAGGGTCTTATTGACTGCTTCAGTTTCAAGCTCTGGGGTAGCCATGATTGCTTCTTCAAGGACTTGTTCCTTGCCAGCCATTGATAGGCCTCCAGTAGTTGTAGTTGAGAACTGACCCGGTGCTGTTTGAGTCTGGGTAGTGATCGATGGGTTTGCTCGTTCAGCAGATGAAAGAGTCTGAACCAACTGCTTGAATTCATTGTCTCGTGGGTCACGACCAAGCTTTGCACGAAGAGCATTCTGCACTATTGCTCGTGCTTCTTCGGGAGTAGAAAGACTTGTAACTTTCTGAGTCGTTGTCTTTGGATCTCCTCCGCCACCTTCACCGATAGCAGATAACTTCTCTTGCCATGTACGACCACCGTCAGCATTGGCCTCACCAAGTAGTTTCTTAAATGCTTCTGTATCAGCCTTGCCCCAATAGGCAGTCTGGAAATCAGACTTAGATAGTTGGCCACCTTGAACCATAAGAGCTTTAATCTGGTTCTGATCTGCTTGGCTCTTAATCTGCTCGCCAAGGATTTGCCATACCTGTGCATCAGAAACTTGGTAAAGGGCAGAGTAAATCTTTCCAGTTACATCTACCTTCTTGCCAGTCTTAGGATCTGTGTATACAACACCAGGGCGGAATACCTTTGCACCTTGTACTGGGTATGAATTTGCACCACCTACGGAAGGTGCTACATATTGGTTCTCTGCCATCAATTATTTCCTGTCTCTGTCGCAAACACACGCCAGTACATCACGGAGAAATCTGGATGCTCTGAGATGATCTGGTAAGCAGTCTGGTCTAACCATTGTGCTACATTTTCTACGCCTTTACCTGTAAGCGTTTTGTATCCTGCTTGTGCCACAGAATTCAAAGCTGACTCACGAGCCTGTAAGAACTTAGCCAAGCCTTTACCAGATTCTGTCTCTGCAAACTTAGGGTTCTTAAGTGCCTGAGTTACTTCCTTAACAAGTGTCTCACGAGGTACACCTGCTGCACGGAAGTCTGGCTGACCACCGAAGTCATCATCCAATGCAGCCTTACGAGTCATATAGACCTGATGAGCCATCTTTGGATCTTCGCCTTGCTGGATAGCAATGGCTTCATCGCTTTGTAACTTAGCCTTACGAGCTGTGTATACATAACGAGCTGCTTCCATTTGCATTTCAGCAGGGGATAACTTAAATCGCTGGCCACGCTGTTCTTGCCACTTTGCATACTCTTGTGAGTATTGTCCACCGGGGAAGAAGAGGGCAAACGCATTTGGTACTGCATTGGCATCTTTACGGTTATTTGTATAGAAGTTCCATGCATCGCTGGTTGGTGTAATACCACCACGAGATCCTGATACCAATGAGAAGAGTGCATTCTCGCCGTACTTATCTGCCCACTTGGCTACTGCAATTTCGTAGCTGTCTGGGTTGTTTGCACGGATCTGCAAGAAGTCATTAAACATGAGAGCCTGAACATGGAGTTCACCCTCTTTGTCCTTAGCAAGGATCTGAGGTGCAATGGCTCCGGGAGCCACATTCTGTGTGATGCCACGCCATAGGGCTAGGACTCGATTGACCTTGCCAGCATCTTCAAGAAGCTTTGCTTGTGCTTCACCTGTAAGTGGGAAGTCACCGTAACTACCTGTTGATGCAAGGTATGTCATCAATGGTCGAAGGGTTGAAACACTCTTCTCTTGGAAGTTGTTCATACCAAGACCATAGAGAACTCGTTGAGCCCACGCAGGTGTGAACTGCTCAACGATTCCAGTCTTACCCTCTGGGGCTCCGAATGGATAGATGATGTCACGGAGTTGATCCGCTGCCCAACCTTCTTGGTTCTGAATAATCTTGCCCAATGAAAGCTGAATAGCAGGGCCTACACCCGGTAGCAATTCGTTGCTGAATGCAAGGTTCAAAGATGGAATCGAAAGCGATGTAGGCATCGCAGGTACTGCTTCACCTACTGCTGTTGAAAGCATCCAGCCAAGTGCATTACCGGCTAGTGGAATAACCATACGAGGATCACCATAGGTTGGATCCTTGTAGATAAATCCTTGGCCCGGATCATCCCAGTTCTGACCAGTCCATTCGTAAATGACACCTGTCTCTGGATGAGTTAGGAACTCGAAAGCATTAGCAGCCTTGTAAGTACGAGCCTTACCTTGTAGGCGGAATGTGTTGGCTACATCTGTGCCAATCAACTTGCTCCATGTAGCAATGGTGTTACCCCATGCTGCTGCGAATGGAGATATTAAACGAGCTGCAACTGCATACTGCTTCTGTCGCATTGCATCGTAGTAAAGCTTCTCTAGTTGTCGTGCAGCATAGTTGTTGGCGATTGTATGCATATCGTCTGCAACAAGTCCTCGATCATCGAGTGTCTTGACTGCTTCACGCATACGAACCAATGCTGGGTTCTCAAACCCTGCCTTGACTCCAAAGACTTTAACTCCACGAAGTTCTTTCTCAGCAATAGCAAGAACCTTCTCTGCCTCAGCCTTAGTCATGAGGTTTAGGTTCTCTGCAACACCGTTCCAGTATTGCTGCTTAAACTCTGGGCCAAGTGCTGCTCGCTTTTCAATAGATGCAGATACTTGGAAGAACTTAGATGCTACTCGATCCCATTGTCCTCGGAAGGATGCAATGGCACGAACATCATCTGTTGGAAGCTTTAACTGACCGATAGCCTTTGAGATGTCTGTTGAATCAACATATCCCTTGAGGATGTTGGCAAGCCATACATCCTTGGACTGTGTTCCCTTTGGATTAAAGCCCGGAGTTCTGGCTCCATCAACTGCAACCATTGGGTTGCCAGCAATGAAATCACGGATCTCTTGACGACCACCGGATAGGTTATCGACACCTTCTGTAACTACCTTGAAGTAGTTCTCCATAGCCTGACGAGCAATAGTCTCATCTGCATCAAGCATCAATGCACGGTTGAGTTCATCAACCTTTGCAATCTGGGTACGGAGCAAGATTCCCTGCTCTGTCTCAAACATAAAGTCAACGATGAACTTCTCGTAATCACGAGATAGATCCATACCCTGTGCTTGCTTCTTAGCAACAAAAGCTTCTGCTTCCTTGAACCAAGGTGTGAACTTTCCGTTTGCACCCTTGATGCCACCAGTAAGACCACCGGCTACAAGTCGAGCCATAGATGATTCACGGAACTGAAGGATTGCTCCAGCCCATGCACGATTAAATCCTCGTTCTCCCGGAGTAATGAAACGCATACCGGTAGGCAGGATCTGAGATAGACCACGAGTGCCTTGACCCATACCAACGCCTACTGAACGAGACATCATTACGGCAAACTTATCTGCATCACCAAGTGCTGCTGACTTAAATCCGGCAGCATCAAGTTCCTTAACTGCTTGGTCAAAGTTAGTTCCGAATACTGTGTTATCGAAACGAGACCAACGAGTTGCAAACTTGGAGATTGCATTACCCTCTGGGTTAGCAATCATCATCGAGATAAACTGAAGTGGGTGGTTGAACAAGGTTGTAGATCCACCAAGGAATGAACGAACCTGCATATCGCCGACATTTCGTAGGATGTATGAAACACGACCTACGAGAACTGTCTGCTTGAAGAATGAATCAAAGAGATCAGTAGTTATTGTTCTGAGCTGCTGTGCATTCTGTGACTGTGAGAAGAGGTTTCTTGTCTTTCCTGTGAGCTGACGAATTGCTTCGATGTCAGGCCATTTGACA